CTCCAACGTCAAGCCCGCAATTGATATAGTCTTCTTCAGTTTGTTCAACTAGTGATTTGTTAGGAACAATAACTAAACTACGACCGTACGGCTCAACCATGTGCGATAATGTTGCTGTAGTAATTGTCTTGCCTGCTCCAGTTGCAATCTGTTGCAGACTCTGTGGATTAGCAAGGAAATTATTAATTGCTTCTACTTGATAATCACGCAACATAATAAGCTCACCTTCTGCTGGGTGTCCTTTAGGCCAACGCACATCTTGATCAGCCCAGTAGCTTTCTGTTACTGGAGTAAAGTTTAAAGTAATAGGATGCCTATTGTCTTGGATGTCTACAATTTCGACATTATTTTTTTGTAAAATATCACAAACAACATCAAGGTGATTAACATAGCCTGAGCCGCCAATACCAAAGAAAGCAACTTTACCGTCCCATCGTCCTAGTTTATACTGAGGCATGTGCTTTGCATATGGCACTTCAAACTTTAATGCGTTTGCAATTTTACGTCGAACGTCTACCTCTAAGCCTTCTAGCTTAATATTGACTTCGTCTTCAATAATTAATCTGCAACTTGCCATTAAATTTTCTCTATTACTTGTGGTGTACTGTATTTTTTAAACGGACTAATATCAGTGTCATAATGAATAACTAAATCTAATTCTTGTAAATATGTATCCATCTTAGTAGAACGAATACTCCCCATTAGTATAGCTGCCTGAGGACGCCAACTAGATTTTAGTAATGTCTTTGACATCTTATTAATATTAGTATACACTATTTTAGAATTAATTGCAAGAGGATTGTTCAGATTATTGTCTTTAATATATTGATTAAATTCAATATTTTCTGCAACATCATTTTCTTTTCTGTAGAGTGTACAGAAGTCATTGTTGCCAAAAATATTTCTAAAACTATAATGCACTGTTTGTAAACTACTAAAATCATTGCCGTCATTCAAACAAACCAATAAAGGATATCTATTAAGTTCTAGTAGAGACTCTGCTACTCTATCAAATGTATGTTCAGTATTGTTAACTAATATAAGCGGGCGTGTTCTTTTTACAATTTTTTGACTAAGTGTTGTTAGTTTATTAATGCTGCTATTTAAATCACCTTCGTCAAAATGTTTAATACCAAATAGTTGGCTTCTATCTTTATACAGTGCTAGATTATCAACATCAGGATTTCCGACAGACGATATCATATAATCTATTGCTTTAGTGTGTAAGTTTTGTAATTTAAGTCCGTATATACCGGGAATATAATTGTTTTTGTTGTTATGCATCATTTCCAATAAATTGTATCTTTCTTGTAGTTCTAACTCTATTTCAAAACTTTTATCTTTTAATTCATTTATTACTTTATGTAGATTAATTTCGGTAAAAATAAAATAATGTATTTTTTCAACGGTGTTATATAGTCCTCTTTCTTCTATGTTAGAAAGAACTTCTATCGCTGATATTAATTTTTTATTGAATGTAAATCGAACACCGATATATAATTGATCTTTAATTAAGGCTGTGCGAATCCATCGAGCCCTATCGATATGCCTAATAGGTATACGAGTATTTTTGATTGCTTCGTGTATTGGATATTCTAATGCTGTAAATTGATCAGCATAGGATAGTAGTTTTTCTTTTACTACTTCATACTGTCTATCAGTTAACCCGACTCCTTTATGCACTTGTCGTGCAATACTATTGAGTATGGTAAAATCACTAGGCTGGATTGTGAAGGTTTCATTACCGTCAAACCCAGTTAATAATTCAAGATATGATTCAATTGTTTTCTCAGTCATACTAGTAGTATAACGTATTACAGCTTATCTGTCAAGTGGTTAAGTGGAATGCCTTGTGATATTTCTTGCACTGTCCATTCAGTATGTGCATAGTCATTAAGCCACTGTTGCCTATCTGGCATTAACGGTGCTTCTATATCGTGCATGAAGTCTATGTCATTACCTACGTCATACGCCAACGAGCTGGCGCCTACAAACGCTGGAATGCCGTTACGTATACTATGTATGCCCGGATTGCTAGAGTAGCTTACAATCGCGTGTATGTTATTAAAACGCATGTCGTAGTCGTCATATGTGCCGTTTAACTTCATAGGATGTTGCCTACGTACATTTTTAAATTCATGTTCAATGTTAGGCAAGAGACAACGAGGATGGGGCCGGAATAGTATAGGACGATCGCTATGCTTTCGAATTTCTTTTATAGTGTTCATTATCCACTTACTCATAGTTGGCATATTTTGCCATTGCAAGCTCTTGTCATGCTGCCCGCAGATAAGAACAAACTCTCCGCCTGTGCTCCAAGGCTTTAACGACAGGCCCAATAGACGATGGCGATCATTGTTATTATTAGTGGGCCCAAAGTAAGCATCTCTATTAATCCCATTTAGACCTACCTTCCATGTTGTTCCACGCTGTATGCCGCCAACTTCTAAAACTATAGTTGGCTTAGCGTTAGTAGAGTTTTTCTCCCAGATAGCTTTGTTAGCAGCCATTCTTCCACTAAACAGTACGCTCCAAATAACATCAACGTCGGCGTTATTGCTATTATCGACGCAAGTAAACCCAAGGCTGTGACAGCCTTGCCTAAAAGCATTAAAGACAGGTTTACTGTTTAGTGCGCCGTATTGTGTCCAAAGACTAAACTTCATTCCAGTATGCTTCTGTTCTATTAACCATTATGTCTGAACGCTTTGATTTACCATCTTTCTTGCGCTCGCCTTTCATATGGTCCATGTATTTGCCTAGCTCAGTATTAATTAACGGATGTCCGCCGCCGCCACTTTTAGCTTCACTCATATACATTTGTGCAGAATAATCATAATCCGCATTAAACTGTTTAAACTGTTTCAACACTTCTCCAAAGATATAACTGTCATGCCATTCGGGTAATAAGAACATGCCTTTCTCAGCATCCTCATACATACGTTCAAATTCTTCTAAGAAACTATGACACACAGGATGATTCATATTCAGTCCGTAGAATCCACATTCTGGCCATGTCTGTGATCCTTTGCCTCTACCAACATACGTGATATATTTGTTTTCGGGTAATAAGTTTTTAAATGCAGCATAACTCCAGTTACTGTGAATATAACTATCTGCATCCATCCACACTATCCAGTTGCCTTCCCTTTTATTGCATGCATCAAACACTGCGTACACTTTGTTTGCAAAGCGAACTGCATCCCACTTGAATGCTTTTTTACTATCTTTGCGTTTGCTTCTAATTGGATCTGAACTTATATTGCCATTAGCTTTTGGAATGTCTTTCCAAGTTTCTTTAAACACATTTAATTTAAGTAAAGTTGCTTTTGCATCTTGTATTATAATCTGTCTAGGATCTGGATTTGCAGGTGTACAATCTTCTGCGTAGACAATTAGTTTGATATTTTTGTCAACTCGCTGTGCAAAGCTGTCTATAAATCGTTGCCCGTATGTTGTTAATCCTTCGTGATGGAACGTAGTTACTACTGTTATTGTCATATAAATTTTCTCATGTGATTCCAGCAACTGCCATCTTCTAGTTCACTAAACTTCCAATGAAACATGCTAATTCTTTCTAACCATTTTTGTCTGTCAAACTCTAAAGGTGTTTCTATTTTACTAAAATCTGTATTGCTAACTTCTGCGCACTGGCTATCAATAGGGTCAGTTAAGAAACAATGATATCCTTGAATGATAGGTCCGACGGCTGCACTACTGTTATGATTAATAACAGCCCACGCATTATTCAAGTCTTGTTGTAATGCAGTTCCGATATTACTTATAGTAACGTTTCTCATATATTGCAATACTCGCAATAGCGACTGTGTATAAGTACGCGCAGTGTTGTCTCCCGGATGTGTTCTTATCACTATTGGCCTATTAGTATATTTACGCAGCTGATTAATTATATTTACTGTCCATTGCTGCACGTCTGTACCTTTGAGACTCCATCCTTTATTTCGTTGTAATAATAACACAATATGTCGGCCGTTAGTTTTATAGTTCTTTAATTGTATTGTAGTATCTTTAGAAATTTGTTGCCATCTAGTCGGGTCAATCTCTGTATCGCAATATATCCCTGTAGTAGGAAATATTCCATTAAAACTATATCGTATATAACCGTGCGGGTTAGTTTTATCTTTATATAAAAAAAGATTAGCATCACCTGATACTACAGTTTGTGTATCTATTAATTGTTTTCTTAACTTTAAATGGGGGCTACTAATATCAGAATATACCCATCCCTGTATTATTGCTACGTCAGAAGGTTGGGCAATATCACTGTTACTAACTATTCCGTTATCGCCGCAAGCATTTACGCCTTGTATAAATTTTCTTAATATTTCAGGCTTTTGCAGATTAGAGTTCCTTGCCGGAACTGTTTTTAAATAACTAATTACTTTCATTTAATATACTCCACGCATAGCCTGTCCGAATTTCACGCAGAGTAAATTGACAGTAACTAAGGTGCGCTGCAAATGCAGTAACTTCATCTGCTGTCGGAATGTGCAAATTGTTAATTTGCTCTATTGCTGTATTACATAACATTCTAGCTGAATTTGGAGCAAGTGCTATGGCAGGTAATCCGTATAGTATTGCTTCAGTAGCAGCAATACTATTGTATGTTACTACACAATATGCGTTCTCCATAGCTTGTTGAATTGTATTAGTTGTTACCCGTTCAGTGCGACCTGGCTTTAGTCTAATCGTAATCGGTCTATTGGTGTATTTTTTAATTTCTGCAACTGTAAAAGTCATCCAAGAATCAAGATCATGTCCGTAAAATATCATAACTTTTTCACTAGGAGGAACAACTAAAATGTGTTTTCCCGGTTTATGTTTTTTATAACGCCACTTTAGTATACTTAACCTATCAGTGTCTCTTTCAATTATCGGTCCTAAATTTTGTAAATTATTTTTAGTAATACGATGATAGTCTTTACATGTTGAAGGTTGCAAATATCCAGTGTCAATTGCATAATAATCTATATTATTTTCTATGCAATACTGTAACGCTTTCTGGCTTCTGCCGCCAAGGCCTCTTATTACTAAGGTGTTGTTTGTGCCTTTTTGCAAGTCGAAGCTGCTAATCTTGCCGCCGGCTCCTATAATAAAATCTTGCAAACAAGGATCATATTCTAAGCCTTTTTTACTAAGATCAAAGTCATCTGCTGTTGGTGCGATCGCCGCCACTTTTATTCCCATATTTTCTTCCAATATCTGTCTTATTGTCTCTTTTGTTTTATATATTTCTTCATCAGGATCTATAAGATTGTGTAAGTAGGCAGCTAACAGTGTTTTAGTTTTCTTAGGTAATGTTAAATCATCTATTTCAAATGTTCTAGATTTTAAATTTTGTATTTCTTGAGTTAACTCATTTACTTTAGTTGCATACATCTTAGATTGCATTTGGTACCACTCAGATGAATATTCACAGTTTTTATAATTATCAAACCACGGGCCACCTTCAGTATAATGTAAAAACTTAGGTTTACCATCTGTAGGTTCTTTGTACCAGCCAACTAACCAATTCCATTCGTGACTTAGTTTGCCTATTTCATTATCCTTAAGCCAACTAAATCTATGCAGATATTTCCCATCAATTTCTGGATTATTCACAAACTCTGCTGATAGTTTAGCATTACTAGGATGAGCACAATTAATTAACATCATGCTTGACCAATTCTTACGTGGATACACAGTTTGTTTCTCACCATCCATTTTTGTACCTTCTTTAGGAGTATAGTCGTGGTGAGCACACATTACAGCGTACTTGTCATTACGTTGGTCAAACAATTTTTTAACATCTTCTAATGCAACAAAGTCACAATCAATAAACAATGCCCAACCCATAAAATCTTGAAGAGTAGGCACTAAAAATCTAGTAAACGTAAATTCTGTGCTAGCCAGTTTGTCTTTTTCTCTCCAATAGACTCCTTCGCTCTTTAAAACTTTTTGCTTCAATGGTATTATTTCAACAGGAACAGTTGCAGTATCAAGTATACTTTTTTTGCATACTTGATAAGCAATATCTTCTCGGCTGTCCCATCCTATAAAAATTTTAAACGGTTTAATCTCTTCGTTCAATGTCTTCCTCCACACATGCTTCGCCGTATTGTATTTCTACAAGTTTTAATGGCTTAGTAGTTTCATTAGCTAGCATATGCCATTGCGTCTTAGGGATATGTAATGCTTGATGTTTAGTGAATGTTCCTACTAACTCAGTATCAGTACTGCTGTCTAATGTGTACACACTAGCAGTGCCTTCAACAACAAACCAATGCTCTGCACGATATTGATGTCGTTGCATTGATAATGTTTTGCCCGGACCTACAGTAAGTTCTTTTACTTTAGTGTGTTTATCGTATTCGTGTATCACACGATAGTATCCCCATTGTCGTTCTGTCTTAGGTGCTTTCCATTCTTTAAGGATCCAACTACTGCTATTCTTTTTATCCTCTCCGCCGACCCCAAACACAAACTCTAAGTTATTGTCCACTAAGTCCATCTCTGGAATGTTTTCTTTAGTACGATCGCCGCCATTGGCAAATATAATTGTAGCGTCTGGATACATTGCTCTAACACCAGTAATAGTATTTTTACTGCTGTCATCTGCATCAGGGTAGCACACAACTTTATCTACAACTGCTAATGATTCTATAATGCGACAACGTTCGTACACGTCCATGAAAGGCCTACCTTTTTTACGAGTAAGCCATTCGTCTGAATTTAGACCAACAACTAAATGGTCGCCTAATTCTTTTGCTGCTTTAAAGTAGGCAATATGCCCAGAATGCAACGGGTCATATCCGCCAGTGCAAAGTACAATTTTCATGTAGTTATTTATGTACGCAGTTAACTCCTACCAGCCGAAAATGTAATCTTTTCTAACATTGGTTAATTCTACTGCCCCAAGGTGCTTTAAATAAGTGCCTGCACAGTAATGTGTATCAGGATGTTGTTCACAAACAATAATAGGTTTGTATTTTAATAATGTTTCTGTAGCACCCTTTAGTACTTCTAATTCGTGTCTTTCGCAATCTATTTTAATTAATCCAAACTTAGGAAGATCTAAATCGTCCATACGTTTTAATTCAATAGTACCTGTGCCTAGTGTATTCATATCAACATGACTATGGCCAGTATTTTCACTGTCGTAAATCATATCAATAAACCCAGTAGTACTGCTAAGTGCAAACCGATTTATTTCTACAGGTAGATCTTTTACATTTAATTCTAAACATTTGTACACATGATCAATTGGCTCGTATGCAATAACACGATTAAATTTTTCTGTTAATGGCCTAGCCCATAATCCTACATTAGCACCAACATCAACACATATATTAAAGTCTGTAACATATTTGTATGCAGCATCTCTAACATCATCTTGATATTCTGCGGGGCCGCCATTCATAATACGCTTTGCAATCAACCGTTCAAAATGACTATCAGTATCAGGCATCCAATAATTGTAAACTTGTTTCATTATTAGACCTTTTGTAAATACACAATATATTTTGTAACATGTCGCGGTGGACCTTTTTTTACAGTAGCATGTCTCTCTGTAATTTCTTCACTAATAATTTTCCAACCAAAATCTAAAATTGATTTAATATTGTTTTTAGTAATTAACGCTTTTACATCTTTAGGAAGTGCCGATGTATTTCCAAATGTTTTTTTACTATGTAAAGTTTGTAGTTCTTCTAGATACTTTTCTGAATGCATTTATATGTTCCTATATGCTAGCATCTTCCATGCCTGCTACTCTGAGCTTAACTACGTTTGTAATTTGCCATTGCTTTTGATCAAGACCTTTTAGAAGACCTAGCCATTTATTGCGTAGCAATGCAAACTCGTTAATAATCTTTTCATAGTCAACAACGTCTGCCTCACCGTCAACGTATTTTTCAACGTCACGACTGCTTAATGCTCGTTGATAGTTTTCGAGGTATTTCTTAAAATACGAACTACGCAATCTACGTAGTTCGATATTTAAATAGTTGAGGATTGCTTCGATCTCTTGGA